CCATCCATTTACTTGTATAATATCCATTTTTGTGTATCCTGTAGAGGTCTTTGAGGTCTGTTGGCGTCCATCCATATAGTATCATGTGATAGTGCGGTCTTGCTGTCTTTTCGCCGTACTCTCCCGCGCAGAAGTATCTCAGCCCGCCTCCTGTGGCCTTCCTTAGCCTTTTTAGGAATTTCTGGATATCTGTATATAGTAAAATTTGTACGCTTTCTGGACGCTCTGAGCCCGGTTTCCAGTAGTATTGTGCTTTACGCAACAATTCGCCTGTTTTTAGCACCATTCCCGGTACATGTTCATCATCGTAGGTCAGTGTGATGAACCATACTTCATTCGGCTTATAGTTTCTTGCTTCCAGCTCTATTCTTGTTGCCCAGTCTTCTCGTTGACGGATTCTGCACCCTATACACTGTCCGCATGGTATCAACATTACTCTTGGGTTATACATAACGTCTTCGTATTTAATCTTTTTCCCCGCTAACTCCGAAAAGCGGGCGAGTGAATACACCCGCCCGCTGATTTCTTTGTTGTCCGGGTTGTACAGCCTGATAAGTGGCTTGTAACAACTCATTTATTTTTACCTCCAAATTTTCCGTGAAGATAGACTCCCGCCTTCATGCCTTCGCGCAGTGCCATCGACGTTGGTAGGCTCATGCCTGTTCTTGCGCTGTACTGAGATGCCTTTATGCCGTCTTTGACTGCGTCTTTGATGCCGCCTGCTACCTTTTCGTTGATGCCGTCAAGCGTTACTTGCAGTCCGTATGGCGACATGTGGCTTTCGCTTTGCATCTGGCCCCATGCCTGCGCTGCATTATACCAGTCACTATAACTCCATGACTGTGAGCTGTAACTGTTCGGCACAAATCCGCTGCTTCGGCTCAGCCCTAGCGCACTGCTGCTTGCGAGTCCCATGCTTGCGCCGCTGATTGTTCCCGCGCTGCCACCCGGCGTACTTGCTCCGCCGTTCGCAAATGCCAGTATTGGGTTTAAGCCTGCGGCTTTCATGTCTGCCACCGCTCTTTGATAGCTGGTGTTTGACATTTTTTCTTGCCAGTTTCGATTTGCGAGCGCTTCTGCGCTGTTGTAGTTCATGGCAACTGAGTTTTCAATGTGATTGTACACTCCCTGCATAATTGCCTGTAGTGTGTTATACCCCATCTGTTTGAGCATGCTGCCTTGGTTGTAGTCTCCCACCATTTTTGCTTCGCCGCTTTGGTAGTTGTATGCTTGCTGCAGCCACCTGCTGATTTGTTCGTCGTTGGACCCGGATACACTTCCACTTTCGCTGTGCCCACCGCCACTGCTGGTACTGCCGCTGCTGCTGCTTGCGTTGCTGTTGCCACCCCATCCGCCTAAACTGCCGAAAAGGCTTGAACCTGCATTGATTAGTCCTGACACACCGTTTATTACACCGGTAACTGCCATGATATCGTCTAACCCGAATGCCATACAAAATTAGCCCGGTTTCCCGGGCTGTCCTCCTTTCTTACAATTTTTCGAGCCCCGGCACGCTGTAAAGCGGCATAGGTCTTGTAGTTTTGTTGCGAACGAGAATTCCGCCGAAGAACTGCGGTTCGTTCTGCACAATGAGCGTTCGCGCAATTTCTGCTTTCCCTTCGCTCATCCATTCTTCTGACAACGTCGGCACCGTTTCGTAGTTGTCCGCGTAGTGCCAAAAGTCCAGTGACCCCTCTGCGTTACTCCGCATTTTGCCGCTTACCCGGTTCGGCTTCATGCGGTAGTCTGCCCACGCTTCCTGATAGCCAAATGTCTGTTCGTCGGTGTCTTTACCGGTCAGCATGATTTCGCTCTTTTTGACCGGCTGTTCACCCAGATGTGCAAACTGCGGCACATAATAGTCCAGTCTGTCCTTTCGGCCCCAGAACCGTTCAAGGCCCTGCTGATAGGTTCGGTCGTGTCTTACGCACATGACACCGATAACAAAGCCGTGCTCCTCAAACGATTTGGTAAAACTGCTCTCTCGCACCGGAGTAATGGACACTGCGCCGGTTTCACCCAGGGGGGTGCTATCCGTACCGGCTTCGCCACTGGTCTGGACAACCTGATTCATATTCACGTGGTAGCGCCCGCCGCCCAGATATTCAGGAATCTGCACCGTTTTGTCGCTGATTGTCGTCCCCCAGATTGCCTTAATCTGCTCCCGGTACCTGCTGCCCCCACGTGCCAGCGCTTCGTAATAGTGCTGGACTGCCACGGCTTGCCGGAGGTCGTTGATAGTTGCTGCATTTACCGTCGTTAAATCTGCGCCCAGCCATGTTCCCGTCGCTGCGGTTGTACCGACCGCCGCGTTTGAATAAAAGATTTCCAACCCGTTTTTAGCTCCCGACACTCCGATACTTGCATTGTAACTGTTATTGTTCGCCGTGGAACTGAAGTATCCATTAAACGCCGCCCTTTCGTTGTCCAGTTCGGGTGAGTCGTATCCTTTAATTGCTGCGTTACCTGACATCGGCAGTGTCACTTCGGGTCCTCTCTGCGGATACGGCAGACAGCTTGTAAAGTAGTCGTGGAATTTGTTTACCGGTAAGCAACGACTGCCCATAATTGCGTGCTGCAGTCTGCTTTCGATGGTGTCCGGGTTCCCAGCCACCGTTTTAGGCGTATACGTCACCCAATCATCGTTGTCGTTCCATACTGCCGCGTTTTCCACGTTCTGGTCGCGGAAAAACTCATTCCAAATCATGACGTACCCTCTTACCGGGAGCGCGTTAACTTCAAACTCTCCCTGATTGGTTGCGCTGGTTTTCGTATCCACGACTCCTGTCGGGATTCCCATATAGTCCAGGATTGTTCCGGTCTCCGGAATTTTAGGACCATTGCTTGACGTGTATGCTCTGTTGACCCGAATTGTCGGTACACTGTATGTGGTGCTCTGTGTCCACGGCGTGCTTTCCACCTCGCCCATAAACTGTTTCCAATGGTACCAGACGATGCGATTCGGCACGTAAAAGTAGTAAAAGTCGATATAAGCATCATCCATCACCGGATACTTCGGCGTGGTCTGACGGATTATTGCGTCTGTGTTCACACGGAACGTGTCGCCCGGTAAGACTTCATCGACGTAAAACGGAACCAGTTCACCAGCGTCGAACGTGGTCATGATTTTCTGGTCCCGCTTGAACGTGCTCCGACTGATTTGGATTGACGGAATTTCGTTAAAGTGCCGTTCGTTATTCCGATTCACTCTTGTCCTCCTCCTTTACCTTTTTCTTGGCCTGTTCTGCCTGTTTCTGCATTTCGGCCTGCAGCTCCATTGCTTTTGCTTCGGCCGTTGCCATCATCTGGTGGTACTCGTGGATGTTTGTCGGCCATCCAGAGATATCGATATCTCCGCTGCCTGCGTCTGAGACTGCTCTTGCGAACTCCGGGTCAAATGCCGCTTTTGCCACGATTGTTTTAATGTCGCATTCGTCTGCGTAACTTTCGATTTCCTGCTGGATGTTGATAGGCGTTGTTTCCATCAGTACCTTTTCGCCTTTTTCGTTTTTCGTCCAGACGTACTGTTTGCGTTCTTTCTCCCCCGAACAGGAGAAGGAGCGCAAGCGCTCCTTCCTCTTATTCATTCGGCTTGCCCTCCCATACCTTTTCAGGCTCGATGCTCTCAAAGTGACCGGTGTCTTCGTCGAAGTCGGCCACGTGGAAGGCTGTGAAGTCTTCCGGTTTCTGTCCGATAAAGGTTGTTTTGTCTTTTGCCAGCGCATTGCACATACGCTGTACGGTTTCGTCATTGCGGCCTTCGGTCACATGCACATAGCACTTTGCTGCGCGGTCATAGATGCCATAGTACGAATGAATCATTGTTTTTCTCCTTTCTTTACAGCCGGATGCCGCCGCGCATCGGCTTCTGAGACAGGTTGATGCTTTTGGTCTTTTTTGCCGTTACGTTGAACATGCGCTTATCTTTTGCCGGATTCGGCTTACTGCGGTGACGTGCCATTGTATTTCCTCCTTAACAGTTCGAGCTCAATGTCATTTGCCCATGCTTTCATGCCCCAGATATAGTTTGTCATTTTCTGCGCGTCTTCAAGTTTGGCAATTTTTTTGAGTAGGTTGTAGCTTCTCTCGATTTCTTTGTAAAGGTTTTCGGCTTTGAGCCTTAATGTTTCTTCAGTCTGGTCCCTTACATTCCATGTTTTGTGCTCTAACATGTTCAGCCTCCTTTAGCCCTGCTTGGCTTTGAAGTAGTTGTCGGCCATTTTGTCGAGTGCGTGGTAGATCTGGTCCAGCACTTTCAGGATGTCCCGCAGCAGTTTGATTTTGACTGCATCCATTGGTTTATACCCCCTTTCTGTATTTGTTTTCACGCACGTCAATGTGCACGAAATTAGTGTAGCGGATTATTCCGCCTTTGTCAAGTATGCTGTCTGCATATTTTGCAACTTCTTTTGTACTGTGCCCTTTTACTACGATATCGGCGGCCATTCCTTTGCAGTGATATGAGTTCCCCGCGCCGTTTATTTTTGCATTGTGACTTGGCGTCCTGTATCCACTATCGATTACGCAAGGCGCCTTGAAATGATTTCTGATTTTCTCCAGTGCTTCGAGCAGCTCTGTGCACAGGAGCAATTCAAAACTTCCATCTTTGCACGCAAATTCCTTCGCGTCGAAGTGTTCACTTACCTTTCCGAAGTCTCTGTTGATAAAGTTAACGTGTTTCATTCCCAGTCCACTACCTCTTTTTCCATCAGTTCGTCGAGCATGCCGTTGTCCCACATTAAGTATATCACATGCCTGTGTCATTTTTGTGAACTTTTTGTGCTTTTGTAACAATTTGTAACTTTTGCCGGATTCCTTTATTTGTTTGCGCGGTAGCGCTTTGCTGTGTGGAGCGCAGCGGAACTCAGCTGGTCCTTCCTTACTCCGTAGGAGTTTTCAACATTTTCCACATACTTTTCAACTTTTCCACATTGTTAAACTTTAGCACAACAGAGTGTTTCAACAATTCAACAAGTTTTCAACAAAACTTTCAACAACCAAATCTTTAGATTTCTTACGCTTTAGCGTTCATTTTTTGGGTTTTCCACAGTTTCAACCTTACTACTACTACGACTACAACAAGTTAATATAATATACGCGCATGTGCGTGCGTGCGTTTACGCGCGCGTGCGCATGTGCGCAGAATTATAACAAATAGCCAAGTACTTACTTGATAGGTACTTGGCTAGGTGACACCAATTATAGTTTTCCGCGTTGCTTCATTGCTTTTTTGACTATGCGTTCTTTCGTCTTGAGCTCATTGTTATAATCGCAGTTTTCGTACTTAAGTCTATTCTGTACTATTAGTTCTGCTTGTCGTTTCCGTTTTATGGCCCAGAGTCTTTCCGGATTTTCTTTTTCCATTATTTTTTCGTAAAATCTCGGTATTTGAGCTTTTTTACCGTTGCTGCACTGTATATAGCCCGCTTTCCAGATCTCATTTTTATGCTTTTGGTAATATTCGTCGCCCAGCCCCGGTTTAAGACTCATACATGCGAATGGTTTTGGCTGTCCCATTTCATAATATTGATTTCCTTTTTTCCCGTCAATTTCGTACATTTTTTTAGTGACGTATCCTGCTACATATCTGTATGTTTCCGGTACTGCCTGTGCAATTTGTATATTACCCATGCCCCACAAATTTGCCATCCATTTACTTGTATAATATCCATTTTTGTGTATCCTGTAGAGGTCTTTGAGATACTTCTGCGCGGGAGAGTACGGCGAAAAGACAGCAAG